CCAAGCAGTGCTTCTGGCATGGGAGCAAAGCCTAATTTGAGCACTGCTAATGCTGCGGGTATCGCAAACCCTTGGGCAGAAGGTAGTATTAACTTAACAAGGCAAATGGCCTTGGACAATACCGACCCTGAACTTGCAGCAGTGCTCAGGCGAGAGGCCGGTAAGTAGTCCCCGTGGGACACCAATCCAAGTCCGTGACTTGATCCCCGCAAACTTTATCCATAGATAGGAAATGGCTGCTCCATTCCAGAATTATTCCGGCGGTGTCCTACTCGCGGACATCGTCAAGAGGAATAATCTCAGCACCTATGTGTCTGAGGCCATCAAAGAGCGCAGCTTGTTCCTCAAGTCTGGCGCTGTTGTTCGTAACGCTCTTCTTGATGCACGAGAAGGCGGTACTCGCATTCAAGTTCCTGAGTTCAACCCCGTGTCTCCTACAGAGGAAGTCATGGACGGTACAGCTACGTGGGGCACTAGCTCTGCTGGCTACCTAACTCCACAGAAGATCGGTACTGGCACGCAAATTGCCTCTATCGTTCACCGTGGTTTTGCCTACGCCGTGGATGACATTGCGATTTTGGCCGCTGGCGAAGATCCAATGCTTCACATCCGTAACCAGTTGGCAGATGCCATCAACAAGCTGAACAGCGCACGTCTGTTTGAGCAGTTGACTGGCTTGTTCCACACTGCTCTTAACGATCACCGTCTTGAGAAGCAGCTTGCTGGTACCGGCGCCACTGCTGAAGCCAACTATCTGACTGCTGCAACCGTTGCTGAAGCCCGCTCCAAGCTGGGTGAACGCGGTGAAGAGCTGGACATCTTGGTTGTCCACCCTTCCGTTGCTTACTACCTGTATCAGGTAGGAATGCTGACCTTCTCTACTTCTGCACTTGCTGCTTCTGGCGCGGTGACTTGGGGTGGCGGTGGTGTTGGCATTGGTGCTCGTGAAGTTGGTGAGTTTGCTGGTTGTCGCGTCATTGTTGACTCACAAGTCAACATCAATGACCCAACAACAACTGGTAACCGCCAAGAGTTCCGTTGCTACATGCTGAAGTCTGGCACCATCCTTGAGGGTGTTCAGCAAGACCTCCGCATTGAATCTGATCGCAACGTCCTCTCGAAGCAAGACGTGCTTTCCGTGGATTACCACACTGCCTATCACGTTATGGGCACCAAGTGGGGTTCTGCTTCGGACAACCCAACCAACGCAAACCTGCGTACCGGCAGCAACTGGTCTGCCACCTACGACATCGACCTTATCCCTGCGGTTGAGATCTTCGTCAACAGTCCTTTGGATAACGGACTCAAGTCCTGACTCTGACGGAACAAAAGGCCCTACCATTAGGTGGGGCCACCTTCTTTTTTGGCATGGCGTACAGCACTTCTAAAAAACCGACTGACCGGCAAAAAGCTGCAATGCAGCGTCATGCAGAGCATCACACGAAAAAACACATGGTTGAAATGCGGCGTTTGATGAAAGTCGGTAAGACTTTCACAGAAGCGCATAAAATGGCTATGAAAAAGGTAGGTAAGTAAGCCGTGGCTGCAACCATCACCGCTACTCTCAGCAGCGCGTCAGCCAATAGCTACGTGACGCTAGCTGAAGCGAACACATATTTTGAGACCGTTCCAGACAGCAGCACTTGGGACGACAAGACAGACGACCAAAAGAATCGATCCCTAATCTCTTCAACCCGTTGGATCGATAGTTTGAATTTCTATGGTGATCGTTGCGATTCAGGCCAAGCGTTGAGCTGGCCACGCAACAATTATCACGTTGATCGCGTTGAGCTGACTTGTAGTGCCATTCCAGCAGACATTAAGTACGCTGCGTTTGAGCTGGCGCGAGCTTTAGTCAATGACACGGACTCGATTACAGGGAATACCGGCGATACGGGGCTATTCGAGGAAGTCAAGCTCGGAGAACTCGAAGTCAAGTACAACACTTCTAGCCAAGCTACTGGAACTGTCAATAACGTATTCGACGTTTACCCTTGGTTGCAGTCTTATCTTGGTGCTTATAGTCTTGGAGGTAGCGGTAGCTATCAAGTACGTGTGGTGAGGGGTTGAGATGGCTGGTCAACTCGATAGTCTTTTCAAGAGTGTTGCTAGTTCTGTCGTCAAAGAGCTTGGCACAGCATTAGATGCAACCATCACATACATCCGTAAGACAAAACCCGCTTACAACGTTTCCACTGGCACGTTGACAACAACCGATGAGATTTATTCAAATCTAAAAGTACCGATTGAAGTTATCAATTCACAAGAGCAAGAAGGCAGGGAAGAGCGTCAAGCGAAGCTTTACCTGACTCCAGACATGATCGGTAACGTGCAACCAACCCTTGAAGACACAATTGTATTGGAGTATGGAGAGGTTTCAACCTTTTCTGGTACGGATCGTCAGGTTCAGATTACCGATATTCGCACCTATAGGGGTGGTCAAGAGTATCTATACATTGTGACGGTGCGGTTCTGATGGCCAAGAAGCGCGGTATCGGCAACATTATTACCGACCTAGAGCAACAGATTAACGGTGACTATAATATTCTGATTGAAATGATTGCTAGCGACTTACCTGGCGCTAGTCCTCAGGATACAGGGTTTTTTGCATCAAGCTGGAAAGCTTCAACACAAAGACCTCAAGCTAGGGATGACAGAGAAAAGTTTGCACCGTGGTCAAAATACAAGCGCGGAGGACGACAAAGAGATATACAACCTCGGTTCAAAGTGCCAACCTTTAACTACAAAAAACAGCCTAGTGTTTACATAGGCAATACAGCTCTATATGCAAATTCTGCGCTTGCCTCAAGCAATAGCGGCATAGCTCAGTATATTCAAGGCGAGATGGGGTCTTTGGTTGCAGAAGCTTTCCGCGAGAAGGGAAGAATCTTTGCTCTTACCGGTCAGCAAGGCGTTTCTCCTGTCGGCTATACAAGGGTTGGCGAAAACCTTCTTTAAGCTATGACACTTGTTAAGGCCAGAGCTGCTTTTGAGAAAGCGGTAACCGATGCAGTCACTACTGCCGATAGCACGGTAAAAATGATTTATGACAACGTTGCTTATACCACTCCTGGTAAGACCAAGAAATACATTTTGATGAGCATAAATTTTAATCGTTCAACGCTCCAAAACCAAGGCGCTGCTCAGGACTACTACTCCGGCGTGATCCAATGCAATATCTACGTTCCAAAGTCTGCTGGAACGTCTGTGTTGTCCGCAATTGGTGAGTCTGTTATTGACGGTCTGACCTCTGTAAACGCTTCCGGTTATACGGACACTTATAGCGTTGTCCCCAGAGTTTTAGACATTGTGGGGCCATCTGTTGTTGAAGCAGAGGATCGTTCTCACTTTATCGGGATTATCTCTTGTCAATTCACAGCAGTGGTGTAGTGTACTAGCACAAACGGTATTAGTTCATGCGTGCCACTGAGTTGCTTCGTAATAAGTTTGGCGTCAGCCAGCTTTATAAGCACGAAGTCAAGGACGGTGATGATGTGGTGCTTGAAGTGTATTGGCATCCATTGACGATTGCTGAACGGGAATCAATCCAGAAAAAGTCTGACAAGGACGATTCTGGTGATTTTGCTTTAGGCATGATGATCGAGAAAGCGTTAGACGCTGACGGCAAGCGTATGTTCCAGGATGGTGAGCGTGCTGCTCTTCGTCGTGACGTTGAGGCTGCAATCCTTCAGGACATCCAGCTAGCGATGCTTGCTTCTGGAGCGGAGAACAAAGTGGAGGAAGCGAAAGCAGACTTGAAAAGCTAGTAACGACTGGCTTTTTATCTTCTTTTTAGCAAAAGAGCTGGGCATGACGGTAGTTCAACTCACCGAGCGCCTTACTCAAGAGGAGCTAGTGGGTTGGGCTGCTTTTTTCGAGATCAAGGCAGAGCAAGAGGAGAAGTCAATTCAAAACGCTAAGTCGGGTCGTGGAGCACGAACGATGGGGTCACGGTAGACTGGAGCGCAGGACTCTACGTGCTCAGCCGTGGCCAATTACAACGTAGATATTGAAATAGGCGTAAAGGGCTCTCAACGTTTAAATCAAGTCAAGAGTTCTCTCAATCAGATAAACCGTCTAACCAATAACTTAAAACCGTTAAATCTTCTTGCTCCAGGTGGTGGAAGCTTAGGTAATCAAGTTAGGGCAGCAATGAAACCTCTTCGCGATTTTGCGAGAGCGGCCCAAAACTCTAACCAGACATACTCAAACACGCTTGCTGGAGCTATATCTCAGGCTCAAACGTTTGAAACAGTTTTAAAAAATGTAAAAGTTGCTGCTGGGGGCTATAGCAGGCAAGTTTCAGAAGTCAAAGGTTTTTCTGATGCGTTTGGCCAGGCTTCTGCCAAAGCAGAAATATTTCGTAGAAACATGGAACAGTTAAAGATAGAATCTTTTCAAAAAGTAGGGCTTCCTATTGGTCCTTCTACGGAACTTGGAACGCTTGACGCCGACATAAAAAAGCTAGAATTTTATACAAAACAAAAAGAAAATGAAACGCGAGCCCGAGAAGAAAATGCCAAAAAAATTGGAAGAGAGGCAGCAGAGCTAAAAAGAAAAAATCTTTCGTCTGAAAAAGAAGCAAAGTTAAACCGTCGTAGGCGCATGACTGATCTTGCGACGGGTGTAGGTTTTCCATTGCTAATGGGCGGCAGTCCGGCTCAAGCGATTGCAGGCGGCTTGGGTGGAGTCTTTGGAGGTTTAGGTGGATCAATCATTGCTTCCGGTGCTGTTTCAGGGCTTGAAACTCTTATCAAGAAAGCCGATGAGTTTGACAAAAGCCTTGTTCGACTGAACGCACAAACACAGGTTTTTGGTGATACAACTCAGTTCACGGCAAAAAACGTAGAAGCTTTTGCAAAGAAATTAGGCATTGCAAAAGAAGAAGCTATCAAGCTGCTTTCTTCGTTTGAGGGTATTGAGTCTGCTTTGGGAAGAGAAGCACTTGCTCTTGTTTTTGGTGATGATCCAGGTGGCCTCAAACGTCTTGCTAATGCAACAACTCAAGCTGCATTAGCCAAAGAAATTGTCAATTCGTATAAAAGAATTGGATTTTCAGAAGCTGATCGATTATTAGATCAATTAAAAATTAGTAATTCAGCCATCGTAGAATTAGGCTTAGCCGAAGCTCTTTTACGCGCCAAAGAAAAAACACTTATAGCAGACGCAAAACGTGTGACTCTTATGGATCGATTCACCGCTGCTTTGGCGTCGGCTAGCGCTAAAAGAGGAGGTATAAGTACCGGAGCTGTCAGTTTTAGTCCAGAAATATTTGGCGAAGAACGAGCGGCAAAGCTTCAAGCACAGTTAGACGCAGAAAGACCGGACACTGTAGGTATTGCTCTTGACGAAGTCAAGAGAATCAAAGAATTGTTTGAAAAAGCAGGCTTGTTTGGGGAGTTAGATGGAGGAGGCAAAGGCGGAGGAGGCGGCGGTAAAAGCTTCCTAGATCAATTAAGCGATTCAAGAGACGTTGGAGAAGATCTAATTAAGCAGTTAAATAGAGAAATTGCTCTAATAAATGCAACAACAGACGAAGAACGCAAAAAATTAAAAATAAGGCACCAGGCAGAAGATGAACAGATAAAGATTAACGAACTTCTTGACGCAGCACAGAGGATTACCGCTACTAATTTGAACGCAGAGCGGGCACGTTTGAAAGAGCAAGAGCGCCTAACCGAGGAGTTGCAAAAGCAAGCAAAGGTTTATATGGATTTAGGTTTATCCCAGGCAGGCTTGTCAGGTATAAATTTAGACAAAACTTTCTTCGATGAAGGGACACTTGCGACTACAACAGATCCTATGTCTTTTGGCGATTCTGTCGCAATAGGAGGCATTATTGCTCAGGAAGAAGCTGTAGAAAGCTTGCTTCAAAAGTATCAACAATTTGGTGAGGTAGCACAGCTTACTTCTGGCCTCGTTACGTTTGGTATTCGGGAGATGATTGATGGAACGAAGAGTGCTGAGCAAGTCTTTGCTGATTTCTTGAACAGCATTGCGGAGATGTTGATGAAGACAGCACAGCAGATGATTGCTCAGTACATCGCGATTGGCATCGCCAGGCTGTTTGCTGGTTTTAATCCCAGCAGCTTTTCATCGTTCTCTGGATCGATGAGCGGCGGCAATCCGTTTACTCCTGGCGGAAGTATGCCGTTTCTTTTGCCTCCAGGGAAAGCAGATGGTGGCCCTGTCTCAGGCGGTCGTCCTTACACGGTTGGAGAGCGCGGACCAGAACTCTTCGTACCGGGTGCTTCTGGAACGATTATTCCAAATCACGCCTTAGGTGGTGGCGCTAACGTAACTGTGAACGTTGATGCTTCTGGCTCTAGTGTTGAGGGTGATTCAGACCAAGCAAGCCAACTCGGCAAGATGCTTGGTGCTGCTGTCCAAGCAGAGCTAATCAAACAAAAACGCCCTGGCGGTTTACTTTCAAGCTGATGGCTACTTTCCCTTCAATCACGCCTACATACGGCCTTCAAAAGACAAGCGCACCAACTGTGCGTACCGTGCGCTTTGGCGATGGTTATGAGCAGCGGTTAAGTCTGGGGCTAAACCAGAACCCAAAGTCTTATAACCTGACGTTTGAAGTCTCAGAAACGGACGCAGACACAATCGAAACATTCCTAGACGCTAGGGCTGCCGATAGTGCAAGCTTTGACTTCACGCCACCAGGCGAAAGCAGTAGCTCTAAGTTCGTTTGTGAGCAGTGGGATAAGTCGATTCCGTACTTAAACCGCGCCACGATCCAGACAACATTCAGAGAGGTGTTTGAACCGTAATGGCTGTAACTGCTTGGGCTGCTAGTACCGCTTTTGCTCTTGGTGACATCCGACGAGCCACCACCACACAAAATAGCGGACTAATTTTCAAATGCACAACAGCTGGAACGTCTGGCAGTTCACAGCCAACTTGGCCGACTGACATTGGCAGCACCATTACTGATAACACAGTTGTTTGGACTGCGATTAGTTCTGTTTACGCTGATCTTTCTGGTTTAGCTATAAACGCAATCATTGAATTATTTGAGTTACATTACGACAGCGCATTGCAAGGTAGTTCTGACATCCTGCGATTTCATGCGGGTTCAAATGCAGATGTAACGGGCAATATTGTTTGGGACGGTAACGCTTACACACGCTTGCCAATCAAGGCCGAAGGTTTTGAATACACAAACGCCGGGACGTTGCCGCGTCCAACTTTAAGCGTTGCCAACTTGAACGGAGCAATCACAGCATTGTTGCTTGAAGTGAACGGAATAACTCCTGGCAATGACCTTACAGGCGCAAAGGTCAAACGAATCCGCACCTTGAAAAGGTTTCTTGACGGAGAAACTGCAGCTGATCCTTATGCCACTTTCCCTGTTGAAGAGTGGTACGTTGATCGCAAGGCAACAGAAACTCGTGACGTTATCAGTTTTGAGCTTGCAAGCAAATTTGATTTAGATAACAAACACCTACCTAATCGCCAAATTGTGGCAAACATTTGTCAGTGGCAATATAGAGGTTCTGAATGCAGCTACACAGCTAGCAATTTCTTTGATGTAAACGACAATACCGTAAGTACATTGGCTCAGGATAAATGCGGTAAGCGGCTTAGCAGTTGCAAGAAAAGGTTTGGCGAAAACGGTGAGCTACCGTTTGGGTCGTTCCCTGGCGCGGGCCTGCTCTCATGACGTTACCGCCGTCTTTAACAGAAAAGATTTTGGTTCATGCAACCGAAGAAAGCCCTAAAGAGTGTTGTGGGTTGGTTGCGGTAGTCAAAGGGAGACGTAAGTATTTCCCCTGCAAAAACCTTGCAGCAACTCCACAGGAGCATTTTGTTCTTGATCCGCTGGACTATGCGTCGGTAGAAGACCAAGGCGAGATTGTTGCGGTCATCCACAGCCACCCAGTAACCAACCACGCACCATCACAAGCTGATCGCGTGGCCTGTGAGCAGAGCGGATTGCCTTGGCATATCGTCAACCCAAACACGGGCAATTGGGGCTATTGCGAGCCAGAAGGTTTTGAGCTGCCATATGTGGGGCGTGAGTTTGCTCATGGAACGGTTGATTGCTACAGCCTGTGCCGGGACTGGTACAAGCGCGAACGTGGCTTAGAGCTAAGCAATTATCCAAGGCGTGATCAATGGTGGGAAAACGGCGAGAACCTTTACCTAGACAACTTCAAAAAAGAAGGTTTTCACCCTATCCCGGTGTCTGAGCTGAAAAAAGGAGACGCTTTATTGATGCAGCTGTCTTCTCCTGTTCCAAACCATGCCGCCATCTATATCGGGGATCAGCAGGTTTTGCATCATGTGCAAGGGAGGCTGTCTAGCCGGGACGTTTACGGCGGTTATTATGCAAAGAACACTGCTTGTGCCTTGAGACATGAAAGTTGTTAAGGTCTACGGCGCGTTGCGTGAGCAGTTAGGTCAGTGCCGGTTTGAGTTTGAAGCGGCAACACCAGCGCAGGCGTTAAAAGCGTTGTGCGTAAATTTTCCTGGGCTTGACAAGTGGCTGATTGATAGCGAGAAGCGCGGAGTTGCATATCGAGTAACAGTCGGCAAACGACTTATCCACAATGAGGACGTATCCGGAATGTTTTCCCCCTGGAGCGAACAAGAAATTTTTAGCATTACTCCGGTCATGACGGGCGCAGGGCGTGGTGGCGGGATGATCCTGATTGGAGCAGCATTACTCGCACTTTCTTTCGTAACCTTCGGCACTAGCGCAGCGTTTGCTGGAGGAGCCGGTGTGTTTGCAACCGGAACTTTGTACGCAGGCGCTGGATCGGCAATATTAGGAGCCATAGGCGCTGGTTTGATGTTGTTTGGCGTAGCCCAAATGATTTCGCCAGTCCCTAAACCACCAGGGTTGCGTGAGCAGAATGACGCTGACGCTATTCGGCTGGAATCAAATGCTTTCAGCGGGATAGTCAACGCCACAAGACAGGGTGTTGCCGTACCAATAGCCTATGGGCGTGTGTTTGCTGGTTCAGTGGTTCTTTCTGCTGGCCTTGACGTTGATCAGGTTTGACGATGACTGAATCAAAATACATTGCCGGTGCTGGTGGCGGCGGAGGTGGCGGTTGTTTTACCGGGGATACTCTTGTCTCGATACCCGGCGGGACACAACGCATTGACCAGCTTGAGGTTGGAGACAGTGTCTGCAGCTTTGACGACAAAGGCGTTATCCATAGTGCCAAAGTCTTAAAAGTCCACAAGCATGAAAACGAAGACGTAGTTAGATATAGATTTTGGGGTGACAGCTTTTTAGACGCAACGCCTAATCATTGGGTGTTAAATCAGTACAACGCATTTGTTGGCATTGGGACGTTAGGCGCTGATGATTGCATTGTTGACGAGCAGGGCCATCTGCGGCCAATAGTTAGTCAAAGTGATCTTAACCAACATACTGTTTATAACCTAACCGTAGAAAGCCAGCACACTTTTATTGCAAATGGTGTGCGCGTTCATAACGCTGGATTGGGGGCTTATGTCGCTGGCTCTGGCGGTGGCGGTGGAGGCGGCGGCAAAGGAGGAGGAGGAGGAGGAGGAACCAGCACCCCAACTGAAGAGGATGATTCGCTTCAATCCAAGCAATTTGGAAGCGTGCTTGACCTCCTTAGTGAAGGCGAAATTCAGGGATTAGATGACGGGAACAAAAGTGTTTTTCTTGATGGAACGCCTGTTGTAAGTGCTGGAGGGAGTAGCAACTTTTCAGGATTTACTGTTGTCACTAGAAATGGCACTCAAGGCCAAAGCTACATTCCCGGAGTTTTTAGCAACGTAGAAAATGAGATTCAGGTTGGGGTAGAAATAACAAGGGCAACTCCTACCACTCGAACAATTACTGACACAAATGTCAACCGTGTCCGGGTGACTATTAACTTTCCGCAGCTGCAAAAATTCGAAGACGATGGCGACATTGTGGGCACGAATGTAAGGATTCAGATCGAAGTCCAATACAACTCAGGCGGATTTAACGTTGTAAAAGAAGACAGAATTGATGGTAAAAGCAGCAGCCAATATCAGCGAGACTATCTAATTACGCTGTCTGGAGCGTTCCCGGTAGACATTAAAGTAGTGCGTGTCACTGAAGACTCCAGCAGCTCAAAACTTGCAAATAGAACTAATTGGCCAAGTTACACTGAGATTATTGACGCAAAACTTGCTTATCCAAACAGCGCCTTAGTGGGTCTGCGGTTTGACTCGCGGCAGTTCAACTCAATTCCTAAGCGCAATTACTTAATACGAGGCATCAAAGTTGTAATTCCAAGCAATGCAACGGTTGACACGACAACCCACTTAGGACGCATTACTTATTCAGGCGTTTGGGACGGCAGTTTTCAAGCAGCAACTTGGACAAACGACCCGGCGTGGTGTTTATGGGATCTCATTACGAATGAACGTTATGGCGCAGGGGTGCCCGATAATTCACTGGATCGGTACGATTTCTTTGCCATCAGTCAATACTGCAATGAATTGGTTGATGACGGCAGAGGAGGGCAAGAGCCTCGCTTTAGTTGCAATCTGCTGATCAATCAACGTAAGCAAGTCTTTAACGTCATTCAAGAAATGACAAGCATTTTTAGGGGCATTTCATACTATGGCGCGGGTTCGTTAGTGCTGTTGCAGGACAAACCGTCTGATGCACAATTTACGCTAGGCCCAGCAAATGTCATTGAAGGGCTGTTTGCTTACTCAGGATCATCACTTCGGAGCAGACACACTTGCGCGACTGTTGCGTACCAGAGCTATGACGAACAAGGCGAAGTTTCTTTTGAGTACGTTGAGGATGAAAACGCTGTTGCTAAATACGGCGTAAACAACAAAGACATCAAAGCTGTTGGCTGCTATTCGCAGGGTCAAGCCAACAGGCTCGGCAAATGGACTCTTTTGAGTGAGCAAGACTTATACGAAACTTGCACGTTTTCAATTGGCATTGACTCAGGGATCGTGTTGCGCCCTGGAACGGTTGTTGATATTGCTGACCCGTTGCGTAGTGGAACGCGAAGGAATGGCCGCGTTTCCGCTGCTACCACGTCGCAAATAACGATTGACAGCACTACAGAGCTGTCAGTCAACACGGGCAATAGTCCGACAATCTCAGTTGTCTTGCCGACTGGCTTGGTTGAGACACGCGATATTGACACTATTAGTGGCACCGCTGTTAATGTCACAACTGCATTCAGTGAAGCTCCTGCGGTTAATGCTCCTTGGTTGATACAAACAACAGACATTCAATCTCAACAGTTTCGTGTTGTATCTGTTACTGAGGGTGATGATGGAGCGTTTAGTGTTACTGCGCTTAAGTACAACGAAAGCATTTATGACGCAATTGAAAAAGACTTAAATCTGACGCAGCGCGATATTACAAACGTTTCAGCTACTCCTGAGGCGGTAACAGATGTCACGGTAACTGAGTTTCTTTATGAGGATGGCGGGTCGGTTCGCACTGGCGTTGACGTTACATGGAAAAGCCCAATCAAGAATGTTCAAGACTTTGTTGTCAAATACCGTCTTGATAACAATAACTTTGTTCAAATAATTACTCAGACGCAATCAATCCAAGTGAAAGGATTGAAAGCCGGATCTTTTCAGTTGCAAGTTACGGCCAGGAGTTTTATTGGCAAAAGCGGCCCTACCACTTCGCAAAAATTCGCGCTGCAAGGCAAGACAGCTGTTCCAGGCAACGTATTAAATCTCACCCTTGAACCGTTGAGCTACAACAGTGCCCGGTTGCGCTGGGACGAAACTATTGACCTCGACGTGAAGGTAAGCGGCAAGGTTCACATTCGCCACAACAGCCTCACGGACGGCAGTGCGACTTGGAGCAACAGCGTTGATCTGATCCAATCCATTGCGGGTAATTCAACAGAAAAAACAGTCCCATTGCTTGAGGGCGAATATCTGGTCAAATTTGAAGATGACGGCGGCAGGAAGAGCGCAACAGAGGCCAGCATCATTGTCGATCAGCCTGTCACTCAAACCTTCTTTGGAGTGGCGACACAAAGGGAAGATCAAATCTCACCAACACCTTTTACGGGTGCAAAGACAGACACGGAATACGATTCAACTTATGACGCCTTGATCTTGTCCAGCTCTGGCGGTGACGTGGAGTCATCTGGCGAATATGCCTTCGCAAGCACCTTGGATCTTGAGGCGATCTACAGCTTGGATCTGGAGCGGCGGATTGTGTCGAGGGGCATCTATCCAACCGATACCATCGACAGTCGAACAGCTTTGATTGACACTTGGTTGGACATAGACGGCGGTGTTGTTGATGCCGTTAATGCTGAGCTTTACGTGCGAAAGACAGACGAC